ATTCTCAATCATCATAGGTACATTAACTTTTAACCATTCAGAAATTTCTGTCCACTTTTGCACAAAGAAGTTATAAATTGTTACAAGAATATTCCAAATCATTCCAGGTAAAGCTATTAAGAATCCTATTATTGTTTCAATAAGTTTTGGTATTCCATAAACAGCAAAGCCAACCAACATACCTAAGAAAGTTACAAATCCTAAGATTATTACATTCCAAACAAAATCAAGTATCTGTCCAGGTAATGCTTTAAGCAATCCAATAAACTGTTCAATAAAAGCTGGGATTGCAACTGTAAAGAAAGAAACTAAAGCCGTCCAAACCGCTGTAGCAATAGCCTTTATTCCATTCCAAAGGTCAGACCAAGCCTGTGCACTTTGCTGAAACAATGCTGGCCACTCTTTAAATAGATTCATTAAGTAAACGATTATGATTCCTAGTCCTGCACCAAGAGCTATGAAAGGAAGTAAAGGAGCCATTGCTGCCCATGTAGCAACAGCTAATGCATAGAAAGCAGGTACTAAACCACCAACGATTATTCCAATAATAATAGGTAAGTTAGCCTGAAGTTTAGGGAATATATCTTCATTAAATCTTTTCATTACTCCCTCGGGTCCACCCATTGCTGCAAACCAATCGTTAAATGATTTAACCAATGGTTCTAGTTTCTCCATAATAGCTTTACCAATTAACTCTTGAAAATCATTAAAGGTATTCTTAGCTTGTGCAACTTGACCACTAAATGTTTTAGCTGCATTGGTAGCTGAACCTCCAAACTCTTTACTTAACTCAGCAAGAATTAACTTTTGTGCACCCATCAAGTTACCAGACTCCTGTAAATTTTTGATTGTATTTAATTGTTCTTCATTGAAAGCTACACCAACTCTTCTAAGTGCAGTAACACCTTGAATAGGATCATTTAATGCTTTACCTAATTGGATTGATGAACTCTTTAAATCTTGTCCCAAAGCAGTAGACATATCCAAAATAGTCTGAGTTGCTTGAGGAAATACATCTTTACCAATATTAGTAAAGGTTAAAAGCATATTCTCACCTGATAAAATAGCCTCATCTGAGTAAGTAGTTTGTCTTTGAAGTTCCCTTGAGAGTTCAACAATCTGTTCTTTTGCTATACCTACCGCCCCTGCTGTGGACTTATAAACCGCATCTAACTGAGCTGCAACATCCTGTGATTCTGAAAATGCTTTAACAGAAGCCATTCCAAAGCCAACAATTGCTGTGGCTGCTATTCCAATACCAACTGCAAAAGCCTTTGATCCTGCTTCAGCATCGTTTAAAGCACCCCTTATTCCTTGAATATCTTTGGAAGCACCTTGAGCTTTTGTCTTAAATTTGCTGTCATCAAGATCAAGGTCGTAATAAATTGATCCAACTTGTGTTCCTTGAGCCATATTTCAATTATAGCACTTTACCTTTTAGCTTTTTAAGTAAGAGTTGACGATCTCGTTTAATAGTTTCAGCATCAACTTTAGTATCTGTCTGTAACATTTTCTTAAAGTAATCAACAATTTTGCTACCCTCTCTCTTTTTAAGATGAGGAACAGACACTATATTTATATAGTCTAACTTTTCAGAGGCATCTAACCTCCGAGCAGCCGACAACATCTCAACAAATCTAACATAATATTCGTTCAATACATCCTCAACTGTATAAGAGGGATAGTGTCTAATGAAGAAAGCTATTGAGTCGGAGATTCTGAAATTTTTTTTTCTTCAGTTGGAGCATTATTAGCCTCAGTTGGTTTAAGTAAGAAAGCAATTAAAGCTGTGAGTTGAGCCATATTTAAATCCATTTCCTCAGCATTAGGAATAATACTTTGCAAAGTTTCAAGGATTTCTTCAGACATTTCTGCCATCTCTTCATTTGTTTTACCCTTTGTTATCTTTTGAAGTTTTAAAAGTTTAAGTGTGGCATTAACTCTAGCAGGACGAATCTCGTAAATCTTACCATTTACTTTAATTTTCCTTAACTCTGGATCAATTACATCTAAGTCTAGTATATCAGCCATACATATACATATTACTATTGCTTTTAAGAAGTGTCAAGTTATGAAAGTATGTAGCCCAAATTGTCTTCGTCTGAGGCATTAGTATCTACCAAAGCTGTGAATGTAACGTGGATTATTCTTTCATCATTAACTTTATAGTTCGCATCAACTGCTGAAGTAGGAACTGCATTTCTGAAGTACCAACTAGGAGTACCATCAAAAGGTGTAAGAGTTAACTCATGTCCCTCAACTTCACGGCCTGCTAATCCACCAAAGTTAATTTGTCCATTAGATTCAACAACACCAGCATATGCATTTTCAATATTCTCAAGTGTGTGTTCAGCAATCCAAACTTCCAAAGTAAGAGTTTGTCCAATAAGTGAAGCCTTAACAGGGGTATTTCCATACTTACCTGACATGTGTAAATGAATATCTGGTTCGTAATTTACGACTACTCCCTCTTCTGAAGTAAGCCCAACATCAGAGCCATCAATAGCTAGTGAGCCTGCACCTATTCTGAAGTTTGATGGTCCGTCCATATTGATTATAATTGTAAGTCTTCACAACATCCGTGTCAAGAGTCCACTTATGATAAGTCAAAAGATTCTCCTAAACGATAAACAAAACCAAATGATACTTTAAAAAGATGTCTTCTCTGAGCATCCCTATCAAGATCAGTAATCATACCAATAGCATAAGAAAGATAAATATGGTAACCATCAATATCATAATTCTCAGCTCTATGTAAAACATCCATAATATCCTGCAATTTTTTATAACCCTCATCGTATTTGCTATACCTAGCCCACACATCAACAACCTGAGTGTAGTAAGGAATTGATTTATTTGGATCAGGAGAAATGCTAGCTAACATTGAAGCACAATCAGTTTCATCCACAGGAAGTTCACCAATAAATATATTGCCAACTCCCTGATCCTCTAAGTAATCTAAGATTTTATCTATTATCATATGTGTGCCATTTTAGATTCATTTCTAAAATATTCAAATGCCTTAGCTGAAATTTGCTGACCTGGGTCTCTTAAGTAAAACTTCTTTGTTCCAGGAGTAGTATATTTCTTAACAGTTCTTTTATGATCTCCACCAAACTCTTGGAACCTAGCATACTCTGAATTGTAAGACACCTGATAGCTTAGTGGCCCTGTACGTGTGAAATGACCCGATGATCTAAGTTGTCCCTTATCTAATGGAACCTGTGCCTTAGATAGCCTCTCAATATCAACAGCCATACGATTAAGTGCCCTATCCATTATGTTGGCATTCTCTTTAATAAAAGCGACCATCTTATCTACAATTTTGATCATAGTTCATGTTTCTTAACAAAGGCTTTTAGAAATTCTACAGTACTACCACTCAACTTACGAGCTTTTACCAATCTGTTAATCCTCCAGTAATTCTCATCTGCAAAAACAATAGTGCTTTCCTTTATAGGAGCAGTAGGTTCAAACCAAATAATCGCATCAAAAGCCTCAACACCCTCACGATTTGTATTGCGATCTAGCTCAGTAATATAACGAAAGCGACAAGCTATTGAAGTCTCTGAAACAAGAAGCTGATCACCGTGCCTATCAGTGCTAGTGGTTACTATTTTTGCAGTTTGACCGAGTATATGACTGATGATTCCCATTTTATAAAATAAACTTTTTCCATTTGTCTAGGTTTTTAATAAGGGATGATGTATCTGCATCAATCTCACCGCTAGTTAAAAGCTGGTAAGAATAACCCTCAATAGATTCACTCTTGAACATTCCAGTAGAAGTTCCAGCCTTTTGAAGATACCTACCCACCAGTCCAGTACACACCATTACAACATCAGCAGGGACTATACCAGCCCCCCAGACAGCATTAACTTCCACATTGCCAGCACCAATAGGGAAACGAGCATTGCGTAAGTGAATTGACTGCTTAGGATTCTTATTAAGAGGGTAGAGTAACCAATCGGTTTCTGCATCTTCATATTTAATAAGTTCATCACCCTGACTATCTAAAACGCTGACTGATTCAATTAAAGTAAAGTCATCTATAAATAGTTCACGAGTTCCCTTACCATCAAATACTCTTATTGATGGTTCCAAATCTTCCAACTCATCGTCCAATTCAGTATCAACAGATAGCCATTCACGATTAGTATAACCGTTAATGTAAGAAGAGTTATGAAGTATTATCTCATCAAGGATTGTAACTTCATCATCCGTGAGTTCTCTTTTGAGGTACGCTTCTACACGAGCTTGATCTGTATACATAACATAATTCTACCACAAACTAAAAGTAGTGGGTAGATAAAGAGGTCAGCATTATAATGTAGCTTTTTACGACATCATAATGTAAGCATTGTAATGTTGTGGATTTAAGTTAGGGAAGTTATTTCCCTATTCATTGGGGATTAACTTAACTTCCTGATGCTAACTTAAGTACTGAGAAAGCTGCTGGGAATCTTACGATTGCATTCATTCTCTTTACAACTCTCATTGCCTGTGCATCTTGAGTCATAAGGTTGATTTGATCTGATTGATCTTCGTCATCTGGATCTCCAACTAATCCTGTATCAAAGATTTTAACGCTAAGTGAATTTCTTTCTCCAAGTGTTACGAATTTCAAATCTCCGTAAACTGCTATTGCTTCTCCTGCGTCTGCATCATCAACTGAGTTTAATACTTCAGTTAATTCATAAGGTCTGTTTAAGATTGTTGCAGGTGCTCCACTTGCTACTCCTGGTAACCAAAGTGGTCTATCATTTTGATCTTTCATCTTCATAACCTCACCAAGCATTGTTCTATTCAAGAAGAATCTACCATTATCACCTGATGCTGATGGTACTCCATAAATCATGTCTACCAAATCTTCAAAGCTAAGATCTGCAAGGTTTGCAATCTCAACTACATTTGTTCCAGATACTTGAGTGATACCTTTGTTCTTAGGAGAAGAACCAGAGGTTTCATTAAATACTAAGTTATCTTCTTGTCTTGCATAAGCTCTTGCGAACCTATTTGTTGCATCTGCCCAAAGATCAATAGCTGAATCTTCTGAAAGTTCATCAGTTATAGGAAGAATAGCTGCAAATTTTCTCCAAAGTAGTTGCTGAGAATCATAGCTAAGAGATGTGGATTTCTTAACTCCACCCTCAGCTGTGTCAAATATTGTTACATCATCGTCACCCAAAAGGAATTTAATACCAGAACCAGAAGCAGATCGTCTAACCGTAGCAAATCTTCGTGCTACTCCAAACGATTCTTCAAGTCTTGTGATCTCAGTAACAAATTCTTGTGGAGGTAAAACTACACCATCTTCTGTAGTATTCATTGCATCTTTACCAACTACTGAAAGATATTCAGAGAAGTTACCGCTTTTTACGCCCCTAGCATAAAGCATGAACTTCATTTCTTTAGATACTTCACCTTTTCCTTTTCCTTTACCTAAGGCAAAGTTTTTGTAAGCAATAGGATCAGCATTCTTTAATACTTCAAGATCAGCTTGGATTGTTTTAAGGGTTTCTTTAACTTCCTCATCAGTTTTAGGAGCTTCTGGTGTTACAGGAGCAACTGGTGTTTCAGGAACTTTTGGAGTTTCTACTTCTTCCTCTTCCTCTTCTTTAAGAACAGATGCAAATTTCTTTGCTTGTGCTTTGGTTAATTTTTCAACATTCTCACGAAGAAACTTTATCTCGCCCATTGTTAAGGCGTCAACTTCTTTTTCTAGGATTTCTTTCAATTCGTACATCTTAGAATCAGTATAGGATTTCAGTATATCAGTGTCAATACCCAATTTTTTGGCAGATATTAAAGCATCAGAATTGGCTGGTACAGGCACAACTGAGAACTCTACCATCTCACTCTTAGTAAACATATTGCCATCCATCTCTAAAGGAATAAATCCAATTGAAACGGCATTTAGAAAACCACCCTTAACTAAATCATAGATAGTTTTAGCAAAAGGATTCTCAGTAATAGCAAACTTCATCCTTGCCATTAACTTCCCGCCATCTTTCCAAACCTTTGTTGCTTTACCAATAGGGGGCAAATCATAATCATGTGCCCATTGAACTACTGGGTTCTTCATATACTTACGAGTATCCATTCCATCAATACTAATCTTCTCACCATGACGATCTAAAGAATCTGAAGCAACAACTGTTTCAATTTCACCATCTCCCAAGTCTTTGCTTTCAATATTAGATTGAAATTCCTCTTTATTAGCACCCTCTAATACAACAACTGATGATTTTTCATCCTCCAATTGCTGAAGTTGAGTTGTGGTTAATTCCTTTTTATGAAGTTTAATATATTCAAGCTCTACACTAGAGCGTTCATCTACTTTCTTAGCCAATATCTTTATGAGTTCGTCCATAAAATTTAGTATATCACATCCAAACTATAAACTTAATCTTCTTTCTTTTCAAGGCCTTAGCTAAAGTAGCAATTGTAAACTCCAATGGACAAAACTCTCTCTCAATAATATGAAACTTCTGGAGAATACAATTGTCCTCATCTTTTTCAAATACAAACTTGCCTACCAATCTACCACTAGCCATTACTTGGACAAAAACACTCGTATCATCAACTACAATCTTAGCACTGCAACCCTTTGCATTAGCTCTAGCAATACGAGCTTTGAAGTCTGCTGTGAAGTCTGGTTTAGTAACACTGATTTGCATAATAAAATTATATCACAATCAATTTTTTCTCCCACACTCTTTACAATAAGCTCTTTTATAATCCCAGATATTAAGATCACCACCACAATACTCACACCTATCACTCAAAAACCAATAAAAACTTTTTAATATATTTAATATTTTCATATAACTTCACCTTGAAACTTACCAAAATAAGCTGCTCCCTCAACTGTTCCTTTTCCTCCAAGCCATTGATCCAATTTATCTGCTTCTAAAATATGAGGATGTCCAGGTGTTCCACCTACTCCTACCCAATCAAAAAAGTAAATCACCTTACCAACAGCCCGCATTCTCTTACAAATCTCTTCTGGATCAACAACATGCTGGAGCACATTATAACAAAGCACAATATCAAATGGTTCGCTAAACTTCATTTCCTCAGCTTTCTCTTTAATAACTTCCACTCCGCATTCCTTATATCTGACCTGAGTCCAATTAGGATATTCACAAGGATCAAGCACAACCATTCGCTTAGCCTTACTCTTTAATAGGATTGAGTATGGTCCACCCCCAACATCCAATACAGTTTTATCTTTGAAGTCCCAACCATGAGCACCAAACCAGTTAGTTATAAATTCATCCAAGCCCATTTTACTGGCATACTTATACTGCTTAGTTTCCTCATTATAAGAGTTGGCACAATTATTATTATGCTTATGCCAATTAGCTTCCCACTCTTGATGTTGCTCCCAAGTCATATCCATATTTATATTTTATCAATAGTAATTGATTTGCCTTTCTTTGTAATCGTTATCCCTGGATCAAGTTTTCTAATTGAGAATGTTGGACCCAGCTTTCTAAGTGAGACAAATATACCTCTAACTTTTATTTTAACAGCATAAGTTAATAATTTGGTAATGGCTTCTGCGTTGATAATCACTCTATAAGTAAGTGATTTAGTAATTGCAAAAGGTGCAACCACTTCATAATGTAAGGATTTAGTAATCAATCCCTGCGTTGTTACCAAGTATTGTAAGGATTTGGTAATAGCATTAGCAGAAACAACCTCATACCTTAAGCTCTTTGTAATTGCATTTTGAGGTGCAACTACTGTGTACTTAAGAGATTTGGTAATCGCACTAGCTACCACAACCTCATAATGCAAGCTCTTGGTAATCGTAGCTGGAGTAACTACCACCGCATATTTCAAACTCTTTGTGATTGTCTGTGGAGCTACCACCTCATATCGCAAACTTTTAGTAATAGCAATTGACGGAACAACTGCATAGCGTAAACTCTTGGTAATTGAGTGAGGAACAACCACTGCATATCTCAAAGACTTTTGAACTGTAAAGGTTTGATACCCCAAAATCTGATACTCTAACTGAAGTTGGATTGTTGGACTTGTTACAACTGCATAATGCAAACTCTTTGTCGTAGTTATAGCTTTCACAACCGAATACTTGAGACTCTTAGTTATTGATGCTGGTGTAATAACAACCTCATATCTTAAAGATTTGGTAATAGTAACTGGTGCTTTAACTGTATATTTAAGACTCTTAGTAAGAGTTAATGCCTTTAAGATCGTATATTTTAAACTCTTAGTTATTGACGTAGGAGCTAAAACTGTATATTTAAGACTTTTAGTAATCGTAGGTGATCGTCCAATTGCATACCTTAAACTCTTAGTAATAGCCGAGCCAGTTGTAACAACCGTATACTTAAGACTTTTTGTTATTGCCTGAGCTGCTAAGACTGTATATTTAAGAGATTTAGTTATTGTTGTTGCTTTAACAACCGCATACTTCAAAGATTTAGTAATGCTTAATGCTTTGATGACATCATAAGTAAGACTTTTAGTTATTAAGAGAGCTTTAAATACTGTGTACTTAAGACTTTTTGTTATTGAGATAGCTTTGACAACCGCATATTTAAGAGATTTGGTTATTGTCTCAGTAGTAATAGGTACGAACTCCAAACTAAATTCATCTGTACTTAAAATTATTCCCGCCTGAATCTCATAAGTAAGGCTCTTAGTAATAGTTGCAGGTGTAGTAACAACCGAATACTTAAGTGATTTAGTAATAGCAGCATGAGAAGTTAAGGTTGTGTACTTCAAAGACTTCTGGATTGTTACAGGAGCTTTAACTGTATACTTTAAACTTTTAGTTATTGTTGCAGGCGTAGTCTTAACAGCATATTTCAACGACTTTGTGATGGCAGAAACAGAGGTCTTAACTGTGTACTTTAAACTTTTAGTAACAGTAACAGCCTTAATAACTGTATATTTAAGGTCTTTAGTAATTGTCGTTGCAGTAGGAGTTGGTTTATGGTCTACAACTAACCAAACAGCTGTAACGTTAATAAAATGAGTATCTGAAACTGTCTCACGCATACCTATTTGAGTTGTATCAAGATCAGCTTTTGTCCAAGCTGTACTAGAAGCTCCTGGCAAATCATATAAAGTTAGTGGATAGTCTCTTGGTAAATTTAAAGAGTTTGTAAGATATGATGTTGATCCCGATCCATTTAACGCTGCACTTTCCTCAACTGTTCCAGAAGCACTAGCTTTAATACGCAATACAAAGTCTGGTTCACCACCTGTTAAAGAAGAAGTTGCCCATCTCACACCCACCTGAACAACATTTATTGTATCTGTAGAACCCATTGCTGCTGGGGTATCATCAATGTTGTAATCATCAATTTGACCAGAAGTATTACTTGTAACAATAGTAGTTGCATCATCAGGAGTTACTTCATCTACACTTGTTACATCACTTGACCAAGCTGTATTATCTCCTGCTGTACTAGGTCTTAAAACAAGTACCTCTCCCTCTCCTGGATAAGAAGTTTGAAACGAACCAGTACTATCATTTATAGCTAAGTCATCAAAGAACCAATTACCAGTTGTTTGTGCCTCTGAATTTAAATTACCTCCCAACAACCAATGAAAGCCTTGATTTGTAGCTGCTATATTTCTTGTTGAAGAAGTTGCAATAACAGCACCATCAACTTTTAATTCAACAACTTGTGAACCTCCCGCTGGGGTAGTATCTATCTTTACTTCAATTCTGTACCAAATTCCAGTTGATAAAGTAGCTGTTCCTGTAATTTGACCATCCTCATCATAAATTTTTAATACACCAGAGTTATCAATAGAAACATAAACGCTTGGAGTAGAAACAGCTGCTCCGTCATTCCATACCATGATTCTGTTTTCTGCCGATGGTAAGGTTGCTGCTCTAAAATAAGCTCTAAAATATCTATGACTTGTTGCTTCAGCAGCTAAATACTGGTAAGCAAAATACTTGGGGGTTCCAGAACCTAAGCTGGTAATTTGCCCAGCATAAGTTCCACTTCTTATTGTGCCTGTTTGAATTACTGGTGTACCAGACGTGGAAGTAAACTCAAGGTCGGCCGTGAGTGTATTAAATTCAAATCCTGATGTCCATAGTCTTGCCATTTTTTTATGTTACTTGTAACTGATAAACCCTAACTGAAATTAAATTGTCAGCATCATAATAATCAGATAAGTTTGAAGTAACCATTGCATCCAAATCAAAGTCAGTAAGAACAGCCACACTATTATTTGAATCAAGAGTTTCCCAAGTTGTAGTATTGCGATTATAAATTTGCAAATAGATTGTTGAGAGTGAACCTGCAACAGTTGTCTTACCATTCCAATGAATCACTAAAGCATCAGTATCATTTGCATTTATCTCTTTAAATTGATGTAAAGCATATTGATCAGTTGTCCCTTGAATATCAACATAAGTTCCGTCATCTGTGGCAACATCAGTTCTTTCTGCTTCTGTGTAAATTACATCTAAGTTAAGGTCATTGGCCTGCAAAGTATCATCAACTTCTCGGCTATAAACATCCTTTCGGATTGCATAAGTCAAACTCTTTGTAATAGTTAGAGCCTTGAGAATTGTATACTTCAAAGACTTTGTAATAGTAACTGGAGCTTTAGTCGTATATTTAAGCGACTTTGTTATTGTTGGGAAAGCTCTAACCTTATAAATAAGAGTCTTCTGAATCGTAATACTTTTAACAACTGTATACTTTAAACTCTTTGTTATAGTTGATGGAGTTGTTTTAACAGTATATTTAAGACTTTTAGTAATAGCTGCATGAGCACTCTTAGTTGTATATTTAAGAGACTTCGTAATAGTAACAGGAGCCTTAACCTTGTAAATAAGGGTCTTTGTTATTGTTAAAGACTTCAAAACCGTATACTTTAATGACTTTGTAATAGGCTCCACAGGGCTACTTGTAACCATAGCCAACCCAATCTCCGCCTTTCTTGCAGTAGGAGTTCCACTAGGTACACATTCAATATCAATGTAATCACCCTCAGCTATATCAACTGTGTGAGTAGTATCATTTGCAGAAGTTGCAGCATCGGCAATTGTTGCTGTTATGGCAGTTCCCGCTCCATTCTTTCTAACAGTAAAGGCATAACTCTTACCAGCTCCAGGAGAACCATCAAGCAAGATTCTCATATTCTTAAGAGTTACTGCTCTAACAGCTATATATCTTTTACGATCAGCCTCAGTCGTACTCCAAGTGTGTCCATTAGAAGCAATAGGAGCATAAGCTGTTGCACCAGTATTCAAGTTACTCGTTGCTACAGTTCCAACAAAAGATTCCCCATCAGTACCAGTAGGCTCAAAAGAAAGCGACCAATCTCCCGATGGATTACTGGCTGGTGTTCCAGAAGAAATGAATGACATCATTACTGTATCTCCAGCAGCAAAAGCCACATTCAAACCAGTAAGACTTCCATAAAAAGCACTATCACTTACAGTTAATATAGTAGAAGCCTCTTCAGAACCATTTTTATAAATACTTAATATGTAAGACTTTCCAGCTCCTGGAGAAGTACTTAAGTTCACAAACAACTCTCTTAATGTACAAGCAATAGGAACAGGAATATGTTGTGCTGTTGTTACACCCTCAAACCAACCTCCTGAAGCAGGGGAGTGATAACGCCTTGTATTGTCATTACCCCATAAAGTAAATGATCCATCCCCCAAAACGAATCTCTTTGAATACATCAAGAACTCAGTTACCCAAGTCGCAGTTACAGCTGTAGGGCTTCCACCAATTATGTATTGGATTCTGCATCTATAACCAGGAGATACAGGAATATTTAAACTAAGAACTGGGAACTGATCACTGCTTGCTCCAGTAGATTGAGACCAAACAAAGTTACCATCCTTATCATAAACCTGTACCCTCCAATTAAATGTACCTCCACTTGGAGCAGCACCTAAAAATAACTTTGTCTGCTTTAATATTCCCTCTACAGGAACAATAAAAGTTCTACCAGTAAGAGAGTTAATCCAGCCAGCTGATCCTCCCTCTTGACCACCATTTAATGTATTTGATAATCCTGAGCTACTTGTTGCTGCTGAAGAACCAGCAACCAATAACTGCCTCTTAGTTGTTGTTGCTGTTGAACTTGCAAAGTTCCATCCAGTATTCCCTCCACCATCTCCACTATTTTCACCTGCATTAAATATCGCTCCACCAGTTGCCTGGATATACTTCATAATCACATAATCAAAAGTTACAGTACCACTAGATTTTGAGAAGCTAATCCCCGCAATAGAAGACCCCTCCAACCTAACATGATTTCCAGAAGATCCACTACATACATAAGTAGTTGCAACTATTGATGTATTCCCATAAATAAAGACATATGCACTTGCTCCAAAGGTTATACTATTGAAAGTAGTAGTTCCCGAATTATCAATCTCCATATAACCACCATTGTGTGCAGGTAAAATTTCAAGATTGTAATAAGTACTATTTGAGAAATCATAAAAATATACACTGACATTACTATTTTGAACCCTTATAGTTGAAGTCTGAGCATTTATAATTCCTGTTCCTGTTGTAATCCAAGTACAAGTATTTCCATAACCACCTATTACCCAGATACCTGATCCCATTTTAAGAGAAGAGATACCATCATAACCATCTCCATAAAAATCTCTTTTAAGGGTTACATTATTACCATTAGCATCAAAGGTCCCAAACTCAAGATAAAGATATTCAGCAAGTAAATTATCTTGCAAAGTTAAAGTTGTAGATGGTGTATAGACATCTATTTCTGTAATTGTTTTACCTGCACTAGTCAAAGTAATTGGGGTAAAAGATATAAAGTTAAACCATCCAGTAAGACTTACATTCATACCTGTAATCAACTTTAATGATCCAAATATCTCTCTATTGGTACCACTATCACTAAGTGTTGGAGTATTTGTAATGTTTGTAAAATCCAGACTTGGAACTCTAGGAACATCCATTGTGATTGTTTGACTTCCAGAGCTTATTGAGCTTCCATCAAAAACAACTGTGTCATGTAAAAGTGGAACACTTGCTCCAGAACCTCCACCAGTTGATGTTGACCAATGAGTAGTACTTGACCAGTTACCTCCATTACCCACCCAATATCTAGTAACAGGTGTTGTGAAAGTAATATTGGAACAGTTACCTCCATTACCTAAGCTCGTACCAGTAAATGGTGAGGCTGCTCCTGCTGCAATTATTGAAGTAAAGTCTACATTTGTTAATGACTTAGCAGCTGCTGTAATTGTGTATTGTGTCGCAAAATTAGTAGAGTCATAAAATTGTCCAGTCAAAACCCAGATTCTACTTACAGCTGCATCGTTTCCTGTAATAGTTAAGGTTCCTGATACCACTTGATTAGCCCTAACTCTAACTTGTCCCACACCTGTTATTGTAAGCGTAGCGTAAGTATTTGCTCCTGTAATAATAATTGACGTTGAAAGAGTAAAAGCAACAGTATTAAAAGTTTTACCTCCTCCAAAGAAGTTACCTCCTGATTGAGTTATTGATGAAGTATTTGCATTAAAAGTTAAGTTTGTCGGATCAGTAAAGTCCCATACAGAATTAGTTGTTATGGTCGCTGCTCCCAAGGTAAGAGTTCTTGTTCCTGTTCCAGTAGAAGACAATCGTCCCAAAGCAACAGTCTTACCATTCATATTTAAAGTTCCAGTAGTAAGAGTAAGAGTGGTTGAAGTGGAACCATTGGCACTAAAGTTATCAGAGAATAAGTAAGAACTTCCCGATCCATTAAAAGTAACATTTCCTAAAATCTTTCCATTAGTAGTTATTGTTTGCTGCGTAGCTGAAGTTGAAACAAAAGCAATTGCAGAAGTCGTGGTACTTCCTTTAGTGTAGGTCATTCCAGACCCAAATCTAAAAGCTATATTACCTGCTCCTGCCGTACCATCACCAATAGTAAGAGTTACTCCTGAGGAATGGGTTAGAGTATTAGTGTAGGCATTAGTATCAATGCTACGACAAACTGCCCCTGCATCAACTGTTACAGCTCCTGAGCCAACTTGAAAGACTACATCATCTGCTGCTGTTGGTGGACCAGAAGAATCGCCACCACCTGAACCTGTTGTTGACCAAGTTCCTGCTGCTGACCAGTTACCTCCTGCTGCCTTTGCATATAGTGTAGCCATATTGTTTAAATAAAAAAACCAGCCGTTAAGCTGGTTAAATCATTCGCTTATTGTATTAAGACTTACTACTGGTTGCATCCAGCTAAACTTAAGTAAATTGTAACTTATTTATATCGTTTGTACAAACGAGTTCGTTACTAGGAGTAATAACGAATAGGCTTTTAGCAACATGACCAAATACTTTCTGCTCAAATCCAAAGACATATATCTTTACTCTTGCTTCACTTGGAGAACCTGCACCTAATATAAGATTCTTGTAATAATGAATTACTTTCATTTCTCCTGGATTGATAGCAATACTGTAAACTTGAGGAAAATCTGGACTAACCATTTTGAAGACTGTTAATTTCTCTTGGTCAATTTCACCAAACTGATGGAAAATACCATCATCACCAAATTGTTTTAAGACTGTACCATCAATATAAGTAGCTTCCCAACGCCACAATTCTGGTATTACTCTTTCTGGTTTTCCGTCTCTGATGAATGTGTAGTTTTGCATTGTATTGCCCTAAGTAAGGGGTTTATTCTTTAGCTTTCTTTTTGGCTTCACCTCTAGCTAAGGCTGCTTCGCTAATAGCTTTAAAAGATTCACCTTGGTGTTCTGGATCACGAGGAGTGTATTCAGTTTTTGCACACTTATGATCTAGGTACTGATCTTCAGTATCAAATCCCTCTCCGCATTGTCCACAAATATGTTTTTTAGTTTCTTCCATAGTATTAAGCTGTTTCGTCGTACTGATAATTCATTGTTGATGTGCTTCCTGCTGTATCAGCTGCGTTAGTTTTAATTATATGATTCAAATAGTCAGAACTTCCAGTAGCAGTTAATGAACCAGTAAGTGATCCAGCAATTCCAAGATTGGCTGCTGCTGGGTCTGATGTAGGCATTGTTTGAGTTGAGGATGCTGCTTCTGTAGTATCAGGAGTTGCGTAAGATAATGCACCACCATATGAGGATGTTCTGGCATTTGTTAAATGAGTAGCTGCTCCACCTAGAGCACCAGTTCTCCAAACCTGTAAGTTATCAATCTTTGAGGAACCTCCCATTGCAGTAACATGAACTTTTTGAAATTTCTCATAAGTATTGTTACCTGGGGTTATTGGAAATGCTACTGGATCAACTGTTGCAGAATCAGAATTACCCATATCTGTGTCAGATATGCTATGTGTGAGGGTCTCACCTGCTCCATTTGCTTCATCAATTTCAACTGTGGCTGCCATACAAATATAATAGTCTTAGGACAATTCGTTGTCAAGGGTCGTTCTAATTGTGATGTCTTGTCTTACAAGAAATTTACCAGCACTACTTGAAGTAATCCCATCAGTTGCATCCTTAAATTGAATATCAAACCAGTAAACTCCAGGAGAGATATTAGTATCTTCAGGGGTTAAATTCAAAAGACAAACTCCACTTGTAGGATCATCAAATGCTGTTATATCTTTTTTAATTATTGCTTCCTCATCAGTATCAGTAGGTTTCTTTTTAACAGTGAAGAAAACTGTACCATCAGTTAAATTGATTGCATTTCCATCTTCATCAACAATAGTAATCTCAAAATTGCTATTATCTCTTTTGTTGATCTCGCCTCTTGGTCTTGCCATAAAATTATTATATCACTAATTTTCTAGGACAACAGGTAAAAGTACACATCTACAATTAGGATGAATTGGTGGATGCTCAATATCTTCGTAAGCAATCGGTAACTTCCCACCATCACTACCCTCAAAGTCTGTGCCTAAGTTAGCAAAGTTGTCATTGATCTCAACCACTTTACCATCCAATTCTAAACAGAACTCACAAGCATCTCCAACTGCACTCCATTCTTTTCCAGTAACAAGGGGTGATTGTCGGTATGCTGCTAAAGCTCCCTCATTGCTTACAGCCAAACTCTCAGTTCTGGCAATACGCTCAGCTCTAACATCGGTAGCATAAGCATAAACATCCTTAATACGATCCCTAAGTTTATTTACAGACTCACCTTGAGAAGTACCCTCAGAGATTGCTGCTTCAATAGCCTTTATACTTTCATCATTTGTAGTAGTTGCAAGTCTATCAGTTCTATCTTTAATATAATCAGTAATTCTGTTAATAACTTCTAACTCAGTCTCAGTATCCCCTGACATTTCAAATGCAACCTTTGCTGCTGCTTTCATTAGCTCAATACCTAATGGGAATAACTTACCTACAATTCTGGCCTGTGAAGCATCAAGATCAAATAACCATTCAGTAAATGCACCCTTTTTATTATTAGCTAAGATTTCTTTTAACTGAATCGCAAACTCTTTATCCATGAAGTTGTCATAAATCTCCATCCACCTATCCTGAATACTAAATAATGATTCAATATAGATTACCTTTTGAAGTTCCCTAGTTGTATTTAAACTTTTTTTTTTAGCCTTTTAACAGCTTTACCACCTGAAGTAGGTACAAGTGTAATTGGTTCTCTGATAACATCTCCACCTGGAATAGGATCAAGCTCACGCTCAGCACGAATATCATTTGTAGTAAGCCACTTATTATGTCCTGCTGTCCACTCAGCCAACCTGTCTGCATCAGTTTGCATTGTTGGATCTTCATAAGTTAATAAGAATCCATCTCCCCAATCTGGAATCAAGAAAGCATTTATATGATCAAGCATTCTATCTACAGCTGGGGTAACAACATTACGAGTAAAGACTGCTCTAGCCTCCATTGCACTTGCTCTATTAACATCATCAGTTATTCCAAGAATAGTTTTGCTTACTCTAAACATTACCATGATGTCGTCACGAGTCATGTCCTTTAACTCTTTAAGTGCAACCTCACCCAACTCCATACCCATCTTTGTATAATCAATTCCATCAGCACCTTTAAGCATTAAAGTCTTACCAGCATTCTCGGTTCCTGAGTATGTTTCTTTAAACTGTTTCTTTAATTGTTCAAACTCGTCCTTATCAATCGTACCTTTAATATTAAGGATTCCGCTTGGTCTACCTGAATTAAATATAGAGTTCTTTGTCCAAGTAGAAGCATATTCCTCGGTTTGAATATAAGTCTTAGCAGCCTGAATAGTACCCAAACCATAATAAGGATCAAGGGGATTAGGCATCTTAAAATGAAGAATCTCTTTTTTATCAAAGGTCTCTTTTGTTCCATCAGGTTTACTCATAACATAACCTGCAACCATTCCTCTAGGATCAGTCTTATCAACAACAACTTGCATTAAATCTGGTCTAAGTAAATAAAGCTCTTTAGTCTTTAAGCTATTAACTCCACGAGCAAGATACCAATAGCTCTCTCCTGCTAATAACATGAATGTGAAGTGCATCTCTAAGAATTGGAACTGTGAAGTGTCTGGATTTGGCTTCTTAATAAGAGTAAGGAAAGGATGGTTTTCAACCACCTTATCGTTTTTGTACATCTCCAAATCAATTTTTGCTGCTTCAGAAGCTATTGCAGAAACAACTGCATAAACATATCTAGTATATTGTTCTAGCATTCCTTTCTTATTCCATTGACCTGGAAGCGACCAACTCCACGACCCAGGAATACTCGTGCCTAAGAAGAATTTACCTATTGTTTTTCCGACTCTTTGCAAGATGTTCATTGATTTTATTATATCACTGTAAATTCAAAATTGCCTATTCCCATTGTTCTCCAAGCCATCTCTAAAGCATCAAGCACATCAAGATTCTCACTATTTGGATAGTCCTGCATTTCTTGCCACAATTCATTATCTCCTTTAAATAAAATCTGACCAGTATTTATAAATGGTTCCATACTTTCAATACGCTCTTCTTTCTTTTTAGTCTGAGTAACACCCTGAAATGGAATATATTTACCCTCCGCTTTACTTCGCTCCTCAATTACCTTTAAGAAGTAAGCCTGAAACTGTACTTTCTCAACACCAAAACGCTGATACTTATAAGGGAAGTTAAAAATTGTACGCATAGTCTCATCGGGTTGAATCTGTACACCTAAGCTATCAACCTCATAAACCTGACCTTTACCATCAATACCCAGATTAACAATACCAACCAAGCTCCCTTTCTTCGCCTCTCCCAATGCTAAATCAACAGCACCATAATACTTAAGGTCATTAGGTAATATGTCATACTTCTTTGGTTTGAATATACTAAACTCATTTGCAAGAGGAAACTCAACTAAGTAATAACGCTTCCAATCCTTAGCTGTAGTCTGAGTTTTCTTTTCCTCCAAGTACTCCCTAGTAAATCTTTTCTCCTCAATTGCCTGTTCAAGATCAACTCTAACTTTGTGATAAAGTGGGTCCTTGAAAGCATCATCAAATACAGAGTTCTCTACACAGTTACCTGACATGATAAGTTTTCCCCAACCTCTATCCTCCTCAGGCATACGCACAATCTTTGAAAATTGTTCTTTCTTTCTAATAAGTCCAGCCTCTTCAAGTAAAACAACATCTCCTCCCTCACCGACAACTTTCTCTCCCTCAGACTTAACACCTCTTGAATCAACTGAAGTTATATAAATCCAACCACCATCTTTCCATCTCAAAGCATCCTTACTAACAGTAACCTTTAATTTATCAACATCATGTGCATCCTCAATATTTATAAGCCCTCGGTATAAACTAGAATCATCTGCCAAGTGAGCGACAACATACTCCATTATCTTCTTAGCTTTATCCTCACTACCTCCAACGATAGGAATCTTTAACTTTTTATATGAAGCCAAATAAAGAATAGCCATAGCAAGAATATCAGTTTTCCCATAACGAGTAGGGGCTGAAATCCATAGCCATTTCCATTGAGGATCAATAACCGAAAGAAATATCTCAGCTTGACCATCTGTTAACTCATAAGGTAATCCCTTAGAATTTTTGAAGATAGTTCTAACTGTCCTTTTGATCTCCTGTAACTTCTCCTGGTGTGACATTATCATTTGCATCTGATTCTTTAGCCGCTATGATTTTATCTAGGGCTTCAACTAATTGAGGTATCTTCATATCAATCTTTCCATCAACCTCTAATTTAAGTCTTGGTAATCCCTCCATTCTATTAAACAATTCTTTTACTGCCATGATATTCCCATTAACACATTCAAGCCAAAGTCTTCTACCAACAAGCTCTTTAAATTGCTTACCTGATTTTGGCTCAACCTCATCCCCAATATCCTCTAAGAGTTCAGACCATGCCCAACCCTTTGGGGGTCTACCATTCTTATTTATTAACTCTGGGTGATCTTTAAACCCACCAATACCAGTAGGATTATTAGTTGCTGTCTTCTTGTTTTCTTCCTGTATTACTGGAAGAGTTTGAGGCTGATTGTTATTTTCTTCCATTAAAACCACACTCCTTTCAAATAGTCCATAAATAGATACTTACTTACATTACAATTTACAGCATTTCCTAACGCCCAATATCTATTCCTATCACTTATTCCAAATGTCCAACCCTCTGGAAAACCTTGAAGTCTCTCACATTCTGTAACTGATAGGTCCCTAAAACTTTCCCCTAATGCAACCTTTTTATTACCACATCCAGAGCCAGTAGTAAGAGTTCCTACCCTGTCATAATCTCCAATAAGCTCAAGATCAAAGTTCCTCAACTCTTCAAACTCAGTCTTACTTCCAATTTTATCTGCATCTACATCCCTAAAGTCCTTAAACCTTTTAGTATTATCCAACACCTGAGGTCTCTTTAATTCAAAGTCCTCTAAAGAACCCAAGAAAATTATCCTCTCTCTACTCTGAGCACTACCATAATTCATTGAGTTCAAAAGAATCACCCTTAACTTATAACCAGCATTTGATAACAACTTATGAATCTTAATATAAGTAGCTCCCTTATCATGATTCAATAAACCTTTAACATTTTCCAAGACTATATATTTTGGCTTCTTTACTTGAAGCAAATTGTAAATATGAAGAATCATTACTCCTCTAGGATCATTTAACCCTTTCCTTAGTCCCGCCATTGAAAACGACTGACAAGGAAATCCGCCAGTTAGAATATCAAAATCTGGTATATCAGCATATTTAATTTGTGTTATATCCCCAAAATTCCTTGCCTCAGGATAATGCCTCATGTAAATATCTATTGAAGATTCTTTAACCTCAGAAAATCCTACACACTTAACACCAATTTGTTCTAATCCAAAGTCAAGACCACCTATACCTGTAAATAAAGATAAGTATTTCATTTTTGTTTAATAAACTCTATTAACTTCTTACCATCAAGTTTGTATTCTAGGTTCGTTTTAAAGAACTCAACCACCTCATTAAATTCCTCAATCGTTTCAAAATAAAATCCTTTCCTATTCTTTAATCTTGGAGAGTTGGGACCATCTACCATAACAACATCAAAGCGAGTAATATCAACATCCTGATTGTCAACAAGGTCATCTATCTTCATACCGCTAAGCCTTGCCATTTCATCTCTATCAAAACCTGCATCCCTCAGTAAATCCTCAGAAAGATTAGCCAACATGTCCCAATCCCAATGACCTAAGTTACGATTCAATCTAAGATTCAGTTCCTTTTCCCTTTCTTCATCAAGCTCAACATAAACAACTGGTATAGTCTTAAGCCCCGTTTCCTTACAAATCAAATATCTCTGGTGTCCACCTACAATAACATTCTCTCTCCCCTTAAATTTATTAACCACAATAGGCTCAACCATCCCAAAGTTAGATAATGACTCACGAAGCCCTTGAGCTTCCTCCTCAGTCATACCTCTAGGATTGTATTCAGCCTGCTTTAAAATGTTTATGTCTATTTCAAATATTTCCATAATTACCTTATATTCTCCTCAACTCCCCTACTCTCCCCCACTCCATTATATGCCACCCCATCCGAGCCTGTAAGCCCACTCCCCTATCGTACTTTTAATCAATTCCCTCAAGTTTTGCGTTAAATAAGCCATTTATTTTAGAGTACTTTCTTTATACAAACTTGGTAACCCTTACTAATTACCTCATATTTACCATCAAATATATTAAGAAAAGCATCAATTCCTGGGCCTGGATTCTTTAATTTGTCTGGATAACGATGTAAAGCATAATCATCCCAAATCAAAAGCCCTCCCTTTTTAAGTAAACGCCATGCCAAGATTGTATCTTCTAAAACCTCAGCACTTCTGTGAGACCCATCAATATAAACAAAGTCAAACTCACTAAGTTGAAACTCAGCACTTCTTAATACCTCTTGTGAAAGCCCCTTATAAACATTAACAAAATTCTCATAACCCTTGATATTATCCATAAAGTTCTTCTCAGCATTCTCATTAAAGAAAGCTCCCTTATCTCCATCTTCCATTCCACCACCAAAAGTATCAATAACAGTAATCTGACCAAAGTCTCCCAAGATATTTTCTAATAACCAAACTGTAGCCCTACCCTCAAAGCAACCAATCTCTAAGAAATTTAACCTTGCTCTTCCTTTAAAGTCTTTAAGCCAAACCTCCCAATTCTTAATATTTGGAGAAAACCAATCAGAAGAGTAAGTCATTCGCTTTCTCCTTTCCCATTAGCCACCTTATAACGCTTCTCATCATCCCACTGCTCAGTAACAGTCTTCCTATGCTCAATTGGAAAAGGTAAGTCTTGCATATACTTCTTGCCATCGGCTCTAAAGATTCTTACACGATTATGTAAATAGATAGGAAATATACTCAAGCTCCTCCTAGTAAGTCTCAACTGTGGATCTTTGGCTGGATGCAAAACTGTAATCCACTTAGGTTTAATAGGTACATTCTCTCCAAATACCTGCACACTGAAGTAGTTATAACGAGGAAATCTAAAGCCATCAAACTTATCAGTCTTAACAATCTCGTGCATATCTTCTAAAAAGGATTGAGGAAACTTCTCATCAGCATCAACATAAAGAATCCAATCTGTAATTAAAAGATCAGCTGCCTTTTGTTTAGAGGGTTCACAATAACCCCACTGCTTATCAGTAATAACCTGCCAGTCTCCATTCCACTTTGTTAAGCATTCTTTAACGATTTCCAAAGTTCCATCATCACTTTCTTGATCACAAATAACAACCTGATCAACATAAGGCAAATGCCACTCCAAGCACTCCTTAATTCTTTTAGCTTCATTTCTAACTACCATCATTAAACCAATAGTTTGTTTATTCATATCTTTTTTAAAACTGCACAAAGTCCAGTACCCTCCTGAATATCGTTTACAATTTCAAAGTTAATATTGCCTTTCCAAGTTCTTTTAGGAGTAAAGTCAGTAGGTGGAACATTTGTGCCTCTGTATAAAACCATCTTCTCTAGTGCAAAGTCTTGCAGAAACCTCCTCGTAAATTCCTTGTCTGTATAAACTTTCTCAGGTGGAATACCCCTACTTTTGATATAAGTCTTGCCTGTAGGAATAGTAACTACAAATAATCCATTAGGTTTTAATGCCTTTAAGACATCTTGAATCTGTTGTATATCTCCATCATGCTCAGGACTAAAGTGTTCTATTGAAGAAGCAGCAACCACAACATCAAAGTAACCTTTGTAATCAGAATTTTCTACATTGTAAGCAGTAGGGATTCCATGCTTAACCTGATACTCAAGAGCTTTCTGATCAACTTCCAAGCCATGTACTTCACAACCTTTTTCTTTTAGAGCTTGACCTAGAGCCGAGAATCCACCACCAATCTCCAAGACTTTAGAACCCTTAGGCACATTCTGATAAACAAACCAGTATTCAAAATAACGGCATGATCCCTGCAAAGCACCTTGTTCAATAAATCTATAAAATTCTTTTTTATTCATACAATATTCCTCACTTCCTCTGGCAACTCACCATTAAATTTAACTGCTGTGCCACCCCCATGAGTAGGCTGTGTCTCTTGACCCACTCTCCAATTTGTCCAAGTATCCTTAACAGTTAATATTCCACCATCTCTCTTGCGATAAAACTCAAGTTTGTCCTGTACATTTTTCTCACTCTTCATATAACCAAAGTGGTAGACATGAACATTATCTAATTTAATTGAGCCATCGGTAACATTTATAAATCTCCCCTCAGAATCCACCACTGGTAGCTGATGTAATTTCCAATGCAAGGCTTTATTGTGGTATTTAAAACACCTAAAAAGTGTAGAGTCCCATTGTCCACCCACAGCTATCAAATCCTTTTGCTTCCAGAAATGATAGAGATTAAACAAGAAAACACCTGTCTTAGGATTTTCACGCATAGCCTGTACTAAGTTATCTAAGTCTTCCTGCTTCCAAACTTCATCACCATCAACAACTAAAACATGAGTAATATCTCTACCTAAAAGCATTAAAGCTCGGTTTCTAAGTTCAGATTTATCTAACGCCCAACCATAACGCTCATAAATAATCTTGTCTCCATTCTCTCTACGCTGAACTCCAAAGACTTTATCTGCCGTATCATCCAAGCTCAATCCATCCTCAGTAGCAGCATGAGCAAAAAGATTCACCGCTCCCTCAACAACTGCTACCTTTTTAACATTAGGATGCCTTATAACCGATCTAAGAGAAGCCTCAATATATTGTTCCTCATTTAAAGCAATTGTTATTACTCCAATCTTTGGCTCTAAAACAAAAACCTCTCTTACTCTATCTACCATTTTCTCAAAATCAAACTTATCCACAGTTTTTCTAAACTTCTTTTCCTTTAAAGCTAACTCAAGGCTAAGCTGTAAACTATGAGGGTCATTCCACTTTGCCATATAAATATTATCGGCTTTAGCAAATTCTTGAATTTCTTTAAAAGTTGGATATTCATAACAGACACAAGGAGTACCACATGCAATAGCCTCAGCCAAATACATACCAAATCCCTCAAACATTGAAGCATTAACTACAGCCTGACTCTTTAATATAATTTCAAACTTCTCTTTATCAGTACACTCCATATGAAATTCAACATGCTTTTTCATATCCAATCGGCTTACTATTTCCTTAGCCTGAATACCATCTACACTAGAGATAACCTTTAATTTAACTCCTAAGTTCTTACAGGCTTTAACTACATGATCAAAGTTCTTGTGATTAACCAATCGTGAAATGAAAACTACATAGTCTTCACGTTCTGGTAAAACCTCAGGAATTAGATTCTCTCTACTATTGATACAGGGGAAGATAGGAAAAACTTGCTCTTTAGTTTTATTAAGCCAATCATAAATATATTCAGAAGAAGTCTGACAAAGTGAAATGATATTGCAGTTAGTTTCTCTCAATTCCTTGATCAAAGGTGTCCAACCTGCATAAGTTTTGTCTCCAAGATATTTAGCCATCATAGGAAACGGATCAAAGATCAAGGCAAACGAGGGTTTATTATATTTCTTACCTAAACGAGCAGCTGCAATATTACCTGAGATTGGAGAACCTAAATAAATATCAGCTTTAATATCAATGTTCTCTAAATCTTTTGCCTTTTGAGCAATCACTTCAATTTTAGGTTGTTTATATTTTCTAAAGTCATCCTGAAAAACTGGCTTCTTGTTCGTATAAACCGTAACATCATAACCCAACTCTAATAAAGCTGAAGAGATAAACCAAGTGTAATACCTACCACCAGTTAAGTGTCCAACATCCTCAGTAATTAAAGCCACCACAATCTTACTACGATCTAATTCCAGCCAAGTTGTATCTTGAACATTACTTATTGGGGCATTTGTTTCTATAACCTTTTGAAGCGACTCAGCGAAGTCTTTAATTAAGAATTTATTTAAAGCTCTAAGAGGTCTATTATAAAATCTCTCCTGCTTAACTATATATTTCTCGGCAAGTTTTGAATAATCTGTCATTTTGCATTCTTATATATTTTGACTTTAGTTACAATATCTTTTATTTCCTGTTCAGTATAAAAACGATCACTCATACCAACACCCTCAGCATCATCTCCTCCCCTTGAGATGACACCATCACGTTCCATCTTTAAGAGACTTTTATAAGTTGAGGGTAAACCAGCTTTCTTAAGAGAGTCTAACAAATGCATTTTAGTAAATATCTTCATACATATACATATTACTATGGCCTAAAATGCGTGTCAACTTAGAAAGTTTTAGGTCTAGCAATAGCAACATTTATCTTTCTGCCATCTATATCTCTACCATTTAAAAGTTCAATTGCTTTTTGTGCCTCTTCAGGAGTAGACATTTCTACAAAACCAAAACCCCTAGACTTCTGTGTTTCCCTATCCAATATTATTTGGGCGAAAGCAACATTTCCAACTTCAGCAAAGAGACTTTTAAGGTCTTCTTCTGTTACATTCCAAGATAGATTTGCTACAAATAATTTTTTCATTAAATATCACCACCTTTCTATTCTAATTAAGTGGCTCTAGCCCTGCCCATACAACTAAAGCCACCCATTAAACTCACTATTCAACAATTGGATCAAACCAATCAGATAGTGAACTCCAAGCACAACCACCACCATTAACAACGCTAAACCAATAGTGCTGACCACTATTTAATGCTCCAATAACCTCCACTCCATCATTAGGAGTATTGATTAAAGAATGCTCTGGTTTACCCGCTTCTGCTCCATAGAAGATATGAGCAAACTCTCCTCCTGTTGGAATCCATCGGACTTCCAACTTTCCAACACCTGCATTTACTACAAAGATATTAGGAATCTTTGCTGGAGCAACCTCACTACAAACTGGAGCACCTGCTTCAGTTAAAGGAGTTTCTACCCTTGTAGGTTCTGGGCCTGGTTCTGGAGTGTCAATGACACAACCAACCTCTTCCTCAAAATGATAGCCCTGTGGTATCACTTCTTGAAAGCCCTCAATATTAAGACAAGCATCAACCTCTTCCTCTTCAGGTGTACAAACACCATCATCATTGACATAGCCCTCTGGAGTTTCTTCTTGAACTCCCTCAAGGTTACTACATACATCAACAACTTCAGGAACTGGACATCCGCCCTCTGGAGCTGGGATTAAATCATTAGGATGATTTGTGTGTCCATTAAGTTGACCTGCATTATCTACTGTTATGGTCTCGTAGGACTTTGCTGGTCCTGAATTACCTGCTCCTGTTGGAGAAGCATGACACAAAGTTACTGGGACGAATCCATCATTAGGATTTCCCGCACCTTTAACAGTACTCTGAGCTGAAATTACAACAAGCAAATAGAATAAAACTATTGCTGCTATTACATAAAATATTATCTTTTTCATCGTATTCACCCCCTCTCTCAATACTCGCAATCTTTCTGATAAAACCAAAAGTATTGCGTCTCCTCATGTCCATTAGGACAATTCTTTAAGTAGTCATATTCACTAATCTTATGCATAGTAAAGCCCCTACCAGACCTCAACCATCTATGCTCAACCCTCAAACCACTTGTGTAATACCAAATTGTGGGATTATCCCAATCGGTCATGAAGTCTGTGTAGCCATAGGTCTGATAAAATCTCAAGCCAGCCAATAAATAAATTGAACAGATAAGTCCTATGAATGCAAACACCAACATTGTCCATGATGGCCAAAAAATCTTAGCTAATTTGAAGCCTAAATTAAATGCATGAGGATGATTACTTCTAATCTTTAACCATCTAACTCCTTTAAATGTATCTACCTTTTTAACTTCTTTTTTCATTCTTACGTTTTTTCTGTAACTCTTCTTGCCTTTTAAGTTCTTTTTGTCTCCAACAAACTGGACATTCCTCATCTTCATAAAAGTATCTTAAATGCCTCCAACAAAATTTGTTTCTCCTGTAAAATTGATAACTGCTGGCCATAGGTAAAGCAAACATAATTCATACTCCTATTCTATAATTACCTTTCTAACATCCTTAATATTATTATACTGCCAAATTTCTTTGACAACACCTTGAGGAAATTTAAAACTTTCAATCAACTGTCTATGAACCTTTAAGATTCCCATATCCCCTTTGACACTAATAAATCTAAGCTGACCCTCCTTATAAGCCATAATATCAAACGCTTTAAAGTAATCTACTGAATAACCACGCATAGGCATCCTGGCTCTGATTTTCCAATCAACCATCCAACCCTCATCTCTTAAAAACTTTTTAGCAATGCTTTCGTATTTACTTACCATAATTATCTAGGTTGACCACAAACTCCCATCCACAAAACTGTTATCTCTCCATAGCTTCCAATACCAGCCTGAGTACATCTTTCGTCAAACATCTTTTCAGCATGAGTAGGGGAATTAACCCAAGCATTTACTATTTGAGTAGGATCATTTTTAAATCCCTTTGCTAAGTTTTCAGAGTACCAGTTTCTTAAACCAGCATTCCAAAGAGCCTGAGACAATCCATCATGGGACCATTGAGCATTTGAAGAAATCTTTTTAGCTCTAAGACTTGCTCCATTGGCTATCTTCTGATTCCAAACCAAAGCTGACAATCCTTTTTCCTTTCTCTTGGCATTAACTAGGCTCAAAACATTACCAGCCATAGCAGAAGCACCTTTAACTTCTTTATCTTGTGGACTGTAATATCTTTGCTCAATTACCTGAGGCTTACCCACCTGTTCAGCCTGAGCCTTATAAACTTCAACTTGAGCATCAGTAATTCTCTTAGCATTAAATGCCTGCTGAGTTACCCAATAGATAATAGCTCCTGCTGTGATAGCAAAGAGTACAAGACTTCCTATTACAAAAATCTTTAACTGTTTCATTATTGGTGTCATATCTCTAAACATATTTATTTAAACCATTTATAATACTCAAACCTTTCAGATTCTTTTATCACAAATATTGGCAGACCAACCTGTTGCCTTTGCCAGTTAAGAAACATCCTACCAGTCCTACCATTGCCATCAACGAAAGGATGTATCTTTTCATACTCAATATGATGATTGTTAATATCTTCCTCAATACGAGAGCCTGGATGTTTGACCATTAAGTTGGCTCGTTCACACCATTTTTCCATAGCTGATCTAATCTTGTCTTTTTCAATTCCCTCTCTATTTCCTACCCAAACTGGAACCTCTCTAAAGTATCCTCTCTCGTTAGGTCTCAATGGTTGATGAAGCATTAAGATTTTATGCACTTTGAGTATCACTCCAATACTTATTTCTTTTTCAATTGATAAATGAGTCCAAGCATATTTAGCCTGATTCAAACTATCTTCGTCATAGACACTTTCAATAGCATTAGACTCTCTTAAAAATTCTAATAAATTATCAGTCATTTTCTTTCCTTTCTCTACATACACTACAAATTGTTATCCAACTATGCTCATGCTCCCTTGCTTCTTGAGGAGTAGTAAGATATTTTTTAATTACCCTACTCCAACTTATATTCTTTCCCTCAGGTAATGCATTAACTTTTGGATACCTTTCAGCAAACTTAACATCATACCAAAGAGTTCTTTCACTTCTATCAATTTTCTCTGCAATGGATTGCACCAGCTTTGCTTTATCTCCACCCAATCCTAATATAAGTGTGCCTACTGAATGATGAGCCTCAATCAAACCCCATCTTGCAGTAAATTCTGCTTCAACTAAGATTGCCTTTATCTCCTCTGCCACATGCTCTAAAGCTAATAGTTCATTTTTCATACTTTAAGTAAAACTCTTTGGCCTTTATTAAGGCTGCTTCTCTAATTTTAATAACTTGATCAATCACTTCCATATATTGCAAATTCAAATTAGTACAATACTTAGGCTCTAGTAAATCCATATTCAAATCATAAACTGCAACATCACAACCATTAAGACAAGGCTCCAAACAAATCTCAACTTTCTTACCAGTGAAAGACATATAACCATCTTTCTTTTTAAAACTTTCAAAACCAAATATATCTTGTGTCATTTCTTTTTATTTCGTATAACAAGTTTTCTCCTACCCTTTGCCCAGAGTTTCTTCTTCTGTTCTCTCTCAAAATTTGTAACTGATCCTTTTTTAACTTTATTCATATTTCAAATGTATCCATTAAATCTTCAAAGTTAGCTCTACCTGAACGATCCCCAGCTTCATCAAACATTGGCTCAACAATTTCACGAAGCCTAATCTCACTAATAACAAAATCGCATTCACCACATTTAAACAAACGACCATCCCTCTCTAAATCTCCATAGCACTTAGGACAGTTCAAAGTTTTTAAGTTATCCCAATAAGTATCTTTTGACATTTTATTTACTCCTTACTGAGGAGGTTGCTCGCCCTCCCCAGCATAGGAACAAACAAACTACTTTGCCATATCGGCATTGATTTTGTCTGCATCTTTCTTAGTTACAGTACCCTCATCATCCATAACCTGTTCAGCTGCCCAGCTAATCTGGTCTTTACCATTTTTGCTGACTTCCACATTCTTTGTGATTTTTACCTTATCACCCTCTTTGAGAGTATCAAAAACTAAAGCTATCTTATTAGAGCCAGTATCCCAATACTTAGTCTCCATTTCACCGCCTATTTCAATACCCAATAAGAACCTAAAGTTCTCTTTTTCGGGGTCAAAGGACGATGGAACCATCTTGTAGCCTTTATAAATTGCGACAATGGATTCGTTTGCTTCAAGTTGAAGATACGGACTCCTCTTTTTTGCTATATCTGCTAAAGTGCCCATCTGTTAAATCACCTCCTTTCTATTATTAAAACTCTTAAATAATAGAGCTTTCAAGTAAATCAAACACATATTAACCCAGACAGTTGTCCAGGCAATAGTGATTACAATAATAGGATTGACTCCTGAGAGTAAAGAAAATATCACAGTAACAATATCGGCTGCTAAACCACCCCAAAAGAATACAAGCATTACCCTACCAAAAACTGTACGAGGATCAATTGTTTCATTTATTCTTTTCATTTTATTCCATATTTTCTATTAGTATAAGTTCCACTAGTAGCTTTTCCTTTCCACTGTTCTTCAATTCTTTCTGTTGGAGGAAAATCTAACATATTCAAACCATTACCTTTTTTATCATAAATTCCTGTTTCAGTACCTACAACATCTAAGGTTCTATTTTTCTCGTCAACTTCAATAAAATATTTAACTTCCAAGGTTATAGTTTTCATTTTAATACCTCCTCTTTTTTCATAGCTTCAATACTAATTCTATCAGGGTAAACCATATTCTTTGGTAATGGATTAGGATTCTCTTCTTTCCAAATAGCTTGAGCATGTTCAAATAATTTAAACAGATGCTCCGAGTTATCAACCTCTTCTAACTTCCAACCGTTACCTTGAATCTGCTTACCAGTTTTATCTGCTCCTCTTGTTGCAGCTCTCAAATGCAAACAACCTAATCTAACAATCTTTTCAGGATGCTTTTTATTCCATAGCTTTTGATAAGCAGAAGCCTGAATCTTATTACCTTTATAAACTGATCCGCCCGACTTCCAATCAATATACCAGACCTCACCATTTATCTTACAAACATAATCTAAGGTCCCACCATAACCTAACTCACCATCAACCTCACTCATTTCCACCATTATTGTTTCTGGTTTATAAGTTTTGTAGAAATCAAAGAAGCGAAGTAACATCATCCACTCATCCAAGGTAAAGTTATCTTTTTCCTCATCTGTCCATTTCAATTCCTCACCTCTTAAGAACCTATCAATTGCGTCGTGAATACGACTACCTTGCTCGCCAGCCCGTTTTAGCACCTCTTCAGAGTTAGTGCCAAGGTCTTTAAGCCATTGAATATAACCATAACCCTTAGGATAAACATCTAAAATTGTATTAACTGAGGGATAGTAAGCCTGTGTTTCTGGATCTTGATAATATCTCTCATCCAAAAATGTGATCTGCTCTATTTCGTTGTTGTGTATTACTTTCATTTTATTGCTTTTAAAGTTTCAAATTCCATTTTACCTACAATACCAAGAGTTAAAACTAAGAAGATTATAAAGATTACTCCTAAAATTAGTTCTCTATTTTTGCGATAGTAAGCCCTAACTGCTCGTGTCTTTATGTATGGGTAGAAATTCATGTTATTTGTTTTTCTTTTTTGAAGCCTTATCTGAATTTTCTTTTGCATCTAACTCAACTTCCTCTTCAAAGTTTTCTGGGTGGTATCTCTTTTCAATTTCGTAATCGTAATTAGGTATCATATAAATTAGTCTTTCTTTTCCTCTTTGGTTGCTTCCATTATTGCTTTGCCTTTTTCAAGTCCCATAAGCTGACCATCACTATGAACTAGTGAGAACTGAACATCAAGCCATCTCTTCATGGTCTCCTTATTTTTAACTCCCATCCCTGGCATCAACATTCCCAAAAAATCCATTGTCTCGTTGATTCTTTTTGTAAACTTTCCTTTGCTCATAACCGTATTATTAACCATTGGCAACCGCTTGTCAATACCCAATTTCAGCCTCGTTTTTTCTTATTCTTTAACTTTGACTTAACACTCCTCTTCTGCAATTCCCGATAATAATCAGAACCATAACGCTTCTTAGTTGTGTTGCCACCCTTACTCCCTAATTTAACTGCTGCTTCGTCTTTTTCTATGTTTTCCATGTAACAATTATAGTCTTGCGACCGCTTGTTGTAAACGGGGAGTCCAAACATAATCGGCCAGAGACTTGACCGATTTTATCTCAACAATCTTAAAAGCATATTTCTCTCCTCTATGCGGATAAATCTTAGTAGGCTTCTGTTTTGCCAACCCATAAAGCCAACTTGTATTGATAACCAAGAACTCCCCCTTACAAAACCACATCCAATAATCAGCCTTAGTAGTTTTAAGTCCTGAATAACGCCAAGATTTATCAGGTGAAATTCTAGCAAACTCAACCGAGAGACACTTAATAGCAGTCCGTTGGTCCTTAACTTCAATTAAAGTTTTCATAGTAGGAGCCACAATATCTTTAGCCTTATCCAAACCTACAATTAAATAAGCCTTATCATCATACTTATCCTTTATAGTTTCTAAAGCTAACCTTTCAGTCTCTTGACCATAACTCAACCTATCAGCAAAGGACTTATCAACAATTTTAGATTTGAGCATCATGTTTCAATTTCCATACCAATAAACCCTGTAAACGATTTTTGTCGTAATTATAATCTTTGATCCAGCTTTTAAGACCAAACACCTTTCCTGCTCCATAAACTTTACAGAGCTTTAAAACAAAAACTACCATACCTTTATCCACAGAGAATCCACAATATTTACAAAACTCAACTGCTTGTTCCCAAAGGATATTAAATCTTTTCGGTTTTTCGTTTTTATTTTTTTCTAAAGCTAATCTTTTTTCTGCTATTAGTTGATCTAAGTTATTCATATATTTATTTCCACTCCCAGAAAGAGGAACGGCACCCCCCTCCCCTCACAAGGTTTTAAACGACAAATTACTTCAGACCGCTACTTTCTCAAGCGGTGGAGAACGGCCTCCTATTTGTCAAAGGCTTATGTCCCCTTTCTCACCAAATACTCATTTCCCTCTCCCCGATTGCTGTCGGGAACGCATCAGAGTTTTTGGCTGGTAGCCTTTTCTGTGCTCCGACCGCTACCATTTGAACCCCAGTCGGCAAATTTGAAACGACCAAACAATGTATATTCAGCTGAAGACCTAATAGCATTAGATAATAAGACACTGGAGAACTTTACTTTTTGCGGTTTAAGTTTAATTCGTGTTATACTGTACATACGTTTCAGAGTTAATTTAGTTAATACTCCCTGATTCCCTCGGGGAGTATTTTTTTTGCATTAAAAAATCTCCTTTAGACCTGCTTCGGGTTGTCCATTAAAGGACGAGGATGTTGAATCGCCACCCCAAGCAGGACTAAAAGAGATTTCGTATTGTGAAAAGTTAAAACGATTCAACATAAAACTATTAAATGCCTATTTCATGTAAAAAGAAACTGCATCTTTCTATATCGTTTAATACTTTGAACCTATTTTCCTATATTTTCTGAACCTAAGACCTCATGTAATCAATTCTAAGCCCCCTATTTTTACTGAGGCTACATACCTACCATTTAATGAACATCAATATCACGCTTCCTCAAGCGAAATGACTCATCTGATACTTCTAATGGGGTTACTCGTTAGAAAGTGCATCTAAAGGTCTAAGGTCTAATGGAGTCTTAATCTTCTTTTCATGTCCAAACTTATCAAGTGCTGTTAAAAGACACATCTTTATAAGATAAATGCTTTGTCCTGCAAAGACTGCACCTGCAACATTCCACTTAATCATAAAAGTTCCAAGGTCTTGATTGATTCCCAAGTAAATTATTCCCAATACTTCGGTCAAGGTAACTATTTCACCAATGATAAAGTTACGGATAAACTCCTTTAATGCTTCTGTCATTGCTTCTGATAGTGAATTTTTAAACATTTTTATAATCCAAACGCATGGAATCTAACCAGAGTTATTACAATCCAGCCTATACCAATTAAAAGCCAACCAAGTGTTTCATACATATATATAGTTTTATCTTCCTTTTTCTTAGGAATAACAAAAAAGAACTTGACTACTGTCTTCCAAGTCCAACTGATTGTTGCCCCTAAGTTATTTATAAACCTTTCAAGAGCAACTTCAATAGGGTATTTCTCATTTCGTTTTAACATATTTGCCACATAACAAGCTGTGGCGTACTTTTACTTGCGGAATACCACAAGTAATATAAGTCCGATCACCATTAACCACTGACCAACGATCGGATTTATTGGGATGAATTTCAATACATCTTTACAGAGAATAATTGTTAAGCCAGTCCAAAGTAATATGCTTCCCATTATGGTTTAGATAATTCGTTAATAGATAATAATTTACTCTTATATCCAGAAATTGCAACTCTTGAATCATAAAGCTCACCTCTTACAGCCTGGAGTTCCATTGGCTGACCAGTAACAGCATCAAGAATAGGCAAAGGTGTCTGATCCGTTATTGGTGTTGGTGTTGGTGATGGTGCAGGGGCTGATGCTGCAACCTTTACAGTAAATAGTCTCAATCCTTTTATATAGCCAAGAGTTCCCCAATGAGTATCAATTATTTCTTCTACCCCTCTCCAAGGATCATAAATAATTGCATGACCATTAGTTGCTTTCTTAGTAATTAAAACGAAATGCTGACCCTTAGCTGTGCCTCCAATACCTGCTGCATCAACTTCACCGATAGCAATTACATCTGGTTTAAGTATTTCATCAAGGCTAGGTACTGTTCCCCAAGCATCAACCCTTTTGAATAAAGTAAATATATCTCCCCACCTAGACACAATATTAGTAATATCAATTAAATTTCTAGTTGTACCTGTCCAAAGATTTTTAATCTTGAGAATATCGTTAAGTTGTTCTGGATCATAGCTATAACCCTTTTGCTGCAAACCATTGCAGAGAGATACCATGTAACAACCATAATCATAAATGGAGCCTGTCCCGAAGCCTAAAGCAACATTTTTATATTTGAGTTCAGTCTGTTTATAAAAAGTCATTTCTTATACCTCCTTATTATTTCTGCAACTTCTAAGATAGTCATACCTGAAAGTTTAGTAAAAGTAAGCCTAAGTATTTCTTTTACTTGTCCAATATTAATAGAGTGTTTTAATCCCTCATCTCTCGTAACATTGGCTGCAAAGTCATTTAAGTTTACTTTTGCCATGCAATTATTATATCATATCACCTTTTGCCTCTTGGCTTAGGTGCTGGACCAGGAACAGGTGTAGGTGTAACAGTAGTTGGAGTAATAAAAATAGGTTGTCTTACAATAGTCTCTTTAGTAACTTGGGAATCTTGAGTTAAATTACCAGTCTTAGTTACATCAAAACTCTCAGTAATGAAGCTAATTGTTTTCTCAATTCCACGAATACTATATGTTAAATTCCCTTGCCAGAAGTATCTAGCCTCTTTTAAATCACAAGGTAATGGAAGTTGACCACTAACTATATGTGGCCCCATCGCTTTAATAGGTAGTTCCCCTCGTAAGATAACATTAGTCTTTTCAGTCCCATCTCCCTCCTTAATTAAGATCAACTGAGTTAAAGATTTTACATTTATATCAACCAAAGCCTCCAATTGTGTATTTAAAACAACACCATCACAGGGTTTATAAACGCTTTGGTCTACAGATACAGGTTCAGTTATCTTTAAATATTGAGTTGAATCAAGATATTTGTAGTAAAGATTCGGGACATAATAACCTAACACTGCAAAAGCCATCGCAAAAATAATTGCTTGACCCGATCTCTCAGCTAAACGGTATTTACTTATCAGACCTTTTATCATGGTTTTTAAATAGAAATCCAACTATACCTCCCATTAGACCATGCACCAAGGGGCTAGTATGGTAAGCGGGATTGAATATTTCATACATAACGGAGATAAACCAAACCAAAGTAACCATCATTAAAACAATAACTCTATAATCAAAAATTGTTTTATTCCCTTTTTTATCAAGATACCCTCTCATAAAAAAACCGATGGCCCAACCGAGGACGAAAGATACAAGACTAATTGCTGAAGAATTTATACCTTGCATAGAAACAAGTATATATCACACTTATTGTATAAATCTACTAGCGATTGCTAATATGGTTGCGACTAAGCCTACTAATCCGATTATATATCCCCAGACCGCATTCATTCCAAGGCCCTTACCCTCATCTTTGTCTGCTCTAGTTTTCTCAATAGTTAAAGCAGTCTGTGTACTAGCTTTATATATTTCAAATTCACTTCTAGTCATCAACAACTTGTCTTTATCATTCATAGCCTGTCGCCACTCATTTGCATTGGTTCTCCACTTTTCAGCATTAGTTTCAGCTACTCCTACTGCTTCTTTAGCTGCTGCCAAGGCAATGTTAATAGCCTTATCTTTTTCTGCAAGGATTTTTTCAACGTGTTCTTTTAAAGTATCAACTGTCCATTCAGTGGCCATAAAAATATTATAGCAGATGAAGTTAAAGAGCCATTAAAGGGAAGCCACCACCTGATCTATCAAAGAGAAGTTGAATAAAAGCAACTGTTCTGTAAGCTGGTTCATTATTACTTGAGCTTGCTGCAATTGTTGTACTGTTCCAAACCGAAGTTCCAGATGTGGAAGTTCCAGTTGTATGAGTATGAGGTTTAGCTGCATTGTCTCCTGATACTCCTGTGCTTCCTACTCCTGAGATAGAGCTAGTTGTTGTACTTCCATGAGTATGACTTCCTGCTGCCGTATGAGTATGGCTATTTGAAGCTGCGTGGGTATGTGTATTTGCTCCACCAGTCGTGCCTATATCTCCACCAGTATTTGTAATCTTTAAATGATAATCTCGTAAGTCTGGAGTTCCACTACTACCATCACACAAAGCCCAACCAAGAGGAATATCTGCTAAATCTCCCAACCACATACCAATTACAGTTCTTGGTCTTGAAGCAAAACCATTGTTATTTTTAATTGCATATAGCTTTTTGTGTAAAGGTTCAATTCCAGTATCAGCACTTCCTGCTGTTCCAGTATAAGCCGATCCTGTTTCACTAGAGTTTGCTGGTAAAGTAAAGGTATGGGTGTGGCCATTTTGTACAACCTGAGCACCTGAACTATCTCTAGCTTTACCACCATCAGAATTACCGCCAGTTGTTCCATTATGAGTATGCGTAACTGCAGAGTGGGTATGATCAACTGTATGAGCATGAGAAGTTGCCCCACCTGTACCACCAGCATTTCCTGCTGTTGCTGCACCTCTTAAGAACTTATCAGTTAAGTTAGGCGTTGAGCTTGTACCATCACATTTATTCCAACCTGTAGGAACCGTTGAAGAATTGTATAAAGCCAAAGCACCATCAGGAACCCCAGCATGAGAAGTATTAGGTTTAATAAATATAACCTCATAATAAGGAGGCAAGCTAGAAACTGATTGATAGGTAATTGTGTCAGATAAATTACCACCAGTTGGGCCATCAGAAGTCCAATCATGGACGTGCTGATCACGAGCTGCATTTGAATTTGAGCTATCAGTATCTTCACTTGGACCATCTCTTGAAGTTTGCCCTCCATGAGTATGGCTAGCTAAGGTGTGCGTGTGAGCCGAGGAAGAATGCGAGTGAGTATCAGTTCCACCTGTTACATTAGGATTAGTTGCATTAGGAGCACCCTTAATAAATTTTCCGTCTAAAGATGTTTCTCTTTGCCATCCACTAGGAATACTGGCGTGTGTGCCAGTCCAGATGAAGATAACGCCTGTAGGTATATAAGCCATAACATTTTATTGATACTTTTCAACAATCATTGACAATCGCCAGAACTCTTTATTTACCAATTTCTTAGCTCTAGCCAAAGCCTTATCAGAACTGGTATCAATCAATTGAACTTCAACATTATCAACTAAGGTTCCGTCCTCGGTCTTAAGATGATAACCCTGAAAGATATAAACTAAATAAGGTTTTTTCATAATTAGAACTCTTGTAATAAAGCTAACAAATCCCATTTGGTTGCAAGTGAATTATATATGAAGCCTAAGTAATCAAACTTGCTTCCACCAATATGAGTTTCTGGGAATGGCATATTTGCACTAGCTCTATAGATTGCATTGAAAGCATAGGTCTGAGCATTGGTTGATTTGATTCTTACAATTAAAACTTGACCATCAGTTGGAGTTCCAGTAGGAGCATTCAAAGTTAAAGTTCCAGAACCACCAGTATTAGTTTGGATTACTTCATCATAAAGATCAATATTAGGAGTAATAGAAGTTGCACTAGCCACACTCCCAACTCTTTTTGTTATTCTTTTACCAGTTAAGGTAGATGCAATAAACTCATCTTTAATCTCAATTTGAGTACGAGTATCAGTAATACTTGCATTAAGAATAGAAACTGCACCATTTGCCACCGTAACTTCTGCTAATTTAAGATGATATGAGGGGGTAGCTGGAACACCTGCACCTGGGGTTCCTGCAACTATGATAAGTTCTGCAACATCTGAAGCAAATTCATCGGGAGTTGCACCTGGATCAATCTTTAAACAAGCTAAATCAATACGAGTTGAACCTGAAGAGTTAGCACCAATTGTAAGAGTTCTTGAACCAGTAGTACCAGAAACAACAGCCTCCCAGAATTTAACTGAGTCTGAATCAATAACATCAAAAGAAGTATTAGGAATATAACCTACACCAGTATCAACAACAACTGTCATAGCTGGAGTTCCAGCTTGATGCACCAATAAATGACCACCAGCATAATCAACAACGCCTCCCAATGATTCAATTAAATCTGTAGTATCTCCCCGAAGATCGCCCTCAGAAGCTCCACCATTTCCACCACTTGGTGCCAGTCCATTTCTGATTCTTACATTTACTCCCATATTACATTTATTATAGCACAAGAAAAACTATCCCTTGCAATTAGCTTATTCTGTGAGCCACGATATAACTTCCCTTTAAAACTTTAGTATCCGATGCTGTTGATGTATTTTGTGCCCACTGCAAAGTAACATCTCCAGGAGTTGTGCTTGCAACAATTGTTCCTGTTAAAATTGTAGACCAATTATCAGCACCAAACCCATCCATTGTAAGAGTATCAGTTTCATCATAGCCTCCATTACCATGATAACTAGAAGCAAACTGCATAGTTGTTCCACTGGGTACTGTAAATTTGAACTTAAAGTCAGGGGTTGTACCAGAATTGTATCGTAGATAAAGAGTAAAAGACCAGACCTCATTAGCTTTTATTGCCAAAACTAAATCATCATCATCTTGAAGAGTATCACTACCATTAACTGTTTCATTTGCAGGCTTAGCAACTAGAGTACTAGACCCACTCCTCAACCTTAAAACTTCAGATTCCAAATCAGAGATAGTTCTACCCATTCCTTGAATCAGTTTTATAATATCTTCTTGTTCAATTGTATTAAATTCACCCATGTTATGATGCTTCTGGTATTGTAAAGTCTCCCAAAACTAAAGTTAATGTTTCAGTATTATCAGAATTATAATTTACTTGCCACTCAAAGATTCTGAAGCTCTGATCAATATCATAAATTCCACTCTTAACTTTAAGTCTGATAATGTCTCCTAAAGCAAAGTCAGCAATCGTTGGGGACTTTCTCACAATACCCATACTAATCTTCATTAAAGAAATTCCATATTTACGGATCATAGCATCGCCACTCTCTTCAAGAGTTGCAGTTTCCGAGACTGTAAGTTCGTTTGATAAACCCTCTCTTAATTTATATTGACCTTGTAATACTGCATCATCTCTCTCAACCCTTAAAGCAACTGATGGATTACCAGAACCTCCCAAGATTATTGCTTTATTTACAGGCTTACTAAAGTCCTCAGTAATACGCATATCACTAACATTAACTCCATACTCTAAAATTATTGAGTCGCTTCTATCAATTCCCTGTGTAGTATAAACATTAAAGACTCTTGAGGTATTTATTTCAAAATCAAATCCATTGATAACATTACTAAGATTGATAATTGCTTGAGCAATATTTTGATTGTAATAGGTTCTATCTCTATTTTGTGTAGTCTCAATTGTGCCCTCAGTTATACCTAGATCACCATCACTTAAAGATTGAGAAGTATCAATAAGTTGCCAAGCAATATCGCCCGCATCCACGCCTGAAAATGTTACTTCACTACCAGTATATCTAGTTAACAATTGTTCAAACCAATCAAAACAATAAACAGTAACCCAGTTATCACCTTTATTATCTAAATTTCCTTGCCTATTAACCTGTTCTCCAGCCCAAATCAAAGTCGCATCTCTCCAAATATTCACAGTATAAATTCTTAAAGCAATCAAAGAACTAACTTTGGGATCGTTAATTGGAACCTGAAACGAACATGCTCCATAATTATTAAGTCTTTTACCAAATTGAAGATTCCTAAAAGTAGAGAACTCTCCTAGATTATTTCCACTGCCATCCTGTACTTGTATCTTATACATAGATTAAATTCCTCCATAAGCATGTCTATAAGTTATTTGCAATGCAGTAACATCAATCTCAAAACCGTCAGCAAAAAATCTAATTTCATTTTCTCCAGGAACCAAACTCCAGAAATCCCCATCAATAAAAGGATAGTAATTATCGGTACCATTTAAAACTACAGTTCTATTTTTAACATCAATTACAAGCACATCATCAGTAACCAAAGTCGTATTGATAGTAAACTCCTGCTCAGTAGTTTCATTTCTTACAATAATATCTGTTCCTGGTCCACTAATTGTAAAAATAGGATCAGTCATTTCACTACCCTCATTTGTAACAACCTCAGTTAAATCAACATCGGTATTGATATTTTCTGTGATAGCCATCGGTATTGTTGCTGGAATCTCTGCCCCACCTCGGACAAAGCTAAGTAAGATATTGGCAGTTGTTTCTTCCTGAGAATAAAATCTCCAATCAGGTGCAATAATCTCAATTAAAAAGGTATGAGTTTTGTGAGTATAAGGATTAGCAACCTTTACTACTTCACCCTCAAATTGTAAGTTGAGGTCATCATAAGTTGTGAAAGTAACCAACTTCATTGTTCCAGTTTGTCTCAAGGCTTTTACTAAGTCTCTTCTTAAAGAAAAGACATCATCAGAAATTAAATCCCCAGTAATTGCTACTCTTCGTCTGCCAAACTTTGAAGTAATGTAGGTTGAACCATATGGTCCAGCAACATCATCAATAGATTCTCTGACTGTGGAATATTCAAATCCCTCAAAACCACGCAGAATTGTACCTAAAGCATTATCATAAAATGTAAATGCATCTCCATCTTGCTGTTCTGTAATAGTTAATAATTTCATTTTGGTAATAGTCCTATTCTAAAGCCAAGCTCACGGCCAATTGATTGAACATCGCCCATATCTCCAACCTTATCAACATATATATTAACATCTTGCTGAACACTGCTACTGCTTCCACCAGCCCCCACTCCTGCAAAAGCTGGACTACCTACACCACCACTAAGCATATTTGGTATTCCCAATCCTCCAAAAGCATCATAAAATCCTTGAACCCAAGAGCTTCCAATATTGAAACCCCACTTATCAATGTCTTTAAATGGCCCAGCAACAGGTGGTGAATGACCTTGCACCAACTTTTTGGCTGCTTCCATTCCTGATCTAAATGCATCGGCAATTGCACCAATAGCACTTTTGATTCCATCTGCAAAGCTATGCATTAAGTTTCTACCCCAATCATATAATCTTCCTGGCCATGTCTTAACCTCAGCTTCAATTGCAGCCCAAGTATCTCGCATTCCCTGAGAAGCTGCTTCTTTAGTATCAACCAAGACCGCCTTAATCTTTC